GGGGTCTCGGGGCCCAGCCGTGCCGGTGCCCGCCACGTGCATGTCGGTCGCGGCCTTGAACTCGCTGGAAGCGAACGGGTGCGCCTTGGTGCCGATGACGGTCGTGCCGGCCTTCTTCAGCTCCTGCGCGTACAAGTCGCCCAGCGTCTTGGCGGCGGGAGCCGTCTTGGCCTCGGGCTTCACATCGTCCACGTTCAGGTCGTTCACGCCCTTGAACAGGTCGACGCGCTCCTGAAGACGCTTGGCCTCCTCGAAGCGGTTCTTCAGTTCGGTCGCCTCATCATCGGTGAGGTTCTCCATGCCCTTGTCGTACAGGGCCTTGACCGCCTTCTTCTCGGCGGCCAGCTTCTCCATGTAACCCATGGATCATCCTTTCTATTGGTTGTTTGCCAGCGAGAGGAAGTCGCTGATTTCCTTGGCCCACTGCGGGTCAAAACTCTTTTTCGCCTTGCCGTCGTCCGGCTCGGGCTTGTCCGAATCGTCCGGCGTATCGTCGTCCGGCTCGTCATCGGGTTTGGAATCGTCCGGCTCGTCGTCGGGGGTTTCGGTGATGGAATCAAGCAGTTCGCCCAATGCCTCGTAGGCCGTGCGAATCTTGTCCTCGTTCGCCTTGCTTATGGCCCGGCCGGCCTTGACCTCGAGCACTTCCGCTCCTTGGTTGGCGGCGACCTGCACGAGACTGATTTCGAACAGCTTGAGCTGGCGAATCTCCCGGTAGCCGTCCCAAGGGCTCTTCGCCTCCTCGCTTTCGACCCACGCGGTCTTCTCGGCGATGAAACCGATGCTCATCTGGTGGATGAGGCCACGCTTGAGCAGGTCGTAGGCTCGCTTGCCCTCCGCGATGTCGGTGTCGAGCTTCGCGGTGATGAGCAGGCCATGCTCGTCCTCCACGGCGCTCAACGTCTCCCCGATCACATCATTGGGTGAGTCGTCCTTGTGCTGCCAGTGAATCGGAATGCCCGCACCGCCGTTATTGAAGTCGGCGGATAAGGTCTGCTCGAAGGCACCCTTGACAATCACATCGTCGTACAGGTCTTTCTCCCACGTGCTCGCGTAGCCGGAGAACACGCCGCCGCTGCTGTCGTCGGTGGCCTTGAGCTCCTTGAGCTCGTAGCCGAGATAATCAAGACTCATCTGAGGCTTCTCCCTTCGTCATCGAGTCCCATGACGCGCGGAAACCGGCGTCATACGTGTAGAGGCGTTTGAATTCGGCGAGCATCTGCTTGCCGTTCGGGCTCGCGCCTTGTTGCGCGTTCTGGGTCTGGCCGCCGTCCTGCGGGCTGGGCTGGCCGCCCTCGCTCACGTTGAGCGGGGTTATCAGCTGGTCGCCGCCCGGCAGTTTCGGCCGGTCGAGCAGTTCGCGCGCCTCGTCGGTGGTCATAAACGGCCGGCCGGTGGCGGTGGAGAGAGCCTGATACTGGGTCTCCATCGTTCCGCGCAGCTTCGCGTCCAAATTCGCCTTGATGTAGCAGTCCGGTTCGCCCACAGCCTCGGGAAGCGTGAGGTTCAACGCCTCCTCGAACGCCACCAAATACGGCAACAACTCAACGTTCCAGAGCTTTTCCTTGTAGGCGCTGATGTTCGAGTTGGTGCCGGTGCGGAAGCCGATGTTCTCCGGCGAGATCTGAAACGCGAGCGCGACCTGTTCGTTGATTTTCTCGCGTGCGTCCAGGTCGGCCATGTCCACCGGCTTAAACAGTTCGCCGATGGCGCGAACCTCCATGCCGTCGCGCAGAGGAAGCCATGCACCCTCGCGGCCGCCGCCCTGCTGGTAGTTGCGGAGCGCTTGCACGAAATCGTCGTAATCCTCCTGCGACTCCCACTGCATTTCCTTCGGCCGGTAGATGTACGCGGGTGTCTGCGGACTGTTCTCAGCGACTTTGCGACGGTATTTCGCCATCGCACGCGCCTCGGAGAGCAGGGAACGGAGAACGTTGGTCACGGGGTCGCCGAGGTTCAGGCCGTCGATATAGCCGATGTCGAGCATGATTCGCGGATCCGGAAGGCGGTAGGTACCGCCCTTATTGCCGTCCACGCTGCTGATGGTCACGCCGGTGAGTTCGCCGAAACCGTTCGCGGTCAGCGAGTAGCCGTCTGCGGGGATGCGACGAAGCGTGTTACCGTCACCCGACCGGTTGCTGCCGAGCGTGCACAGCCACCGGTCCCCGAGCAGCATGTCGCGGATGAGCGTCGAATAGAACCGGTAGCGGCTCATGCCCGGCAGTTCGCTCGGATGGCGGATAAGCCTTGCCAGCGTGCCGTCGCGCACTTCCTCGGCGTCGCCGTCCGCGTTCTTCCTATACACCTTGAGCGGCAAGGAGGCGAGTTGGCGGCTGATGAAGTCCACGACCACGCGCACCGCGTATTCGCGGCAATACATGCCGTTCGCGTATCCGGCGAACTCGTCGTCGGTGGGCCAGCTGATGGCCTCGGGCATCGAATCCTTGATGGTCGGAGTCTCCGGTTCCGCGTCCTTCATGGCGATGGTGGCGGGGCCGTGCAGCAGATTATTCAGAAATCCCATACGCAGCCTCCTCGGTCACGTGTCAGCAGTGAATCTTGATGCCCGTGGAGGGCCTGTACTTCGGTTTCTCCGGTTCGCCGTCCATGGTCTCCAGCGCATACAGGGCCTGTGATTCGGCGATGAGGCCGGAAATGTGCATAGCGCTCTGGTTTCTGTCCCACACCTCGACCTCACCCAATCGGCGGGGCACGGCGACGGTCCCCCGTTGTTTCATGGCGGGCTGGGGGAGATGGCGGAGTTTGTTTTCCTTCACTCGGTCACGGAAACGGCCGGTTGCGGCTCCCATGCGAAAGCCCTCGATGAGATGCACCGTCCAACCGACTTCCGCGAGCGGGTCGGCGAAGTCCACGGCCGGGCAGCCCTTGGATTGCACGGCGATTTCATGGATGTTCGGCCATCTCTCCTTGAGGAGTCGGAGGTACTTGGGCACCCAGAGCATGCCGTCGCGGCGCACGATCAGTTCGACGTGCGGCAGGCCGTCCTCGCGGTAGCCTGCGGCGGCGATATACGTGGTCTCTCTATCGGCGGAAGTATCCACAGAAAGCACCACGCGCCCGTCATCGGGGATACAGGACTTCGGGTCGATGCCGCGCTTCCACAGCTTCGGATTGATGTACGGCGTGATGTCCGCCGTCACCCACTGGCACAAGACCTCGGTGCGATACGCGGCCTCGGTCATGCCGTTGATGTCAGCCGAGATGCTACGAAAAGTCATCGGCCCATAACCCATGGAGGGGTTCGCCTGACGGATACCGTCAAGGTCATCCAGCTCGCATTTATCCGGAGCCGACCACTCGAAATACCCATAGGATGGGTCGTGCTCCTCGGCCCATTCGTCCGGCGACTGCTTGCCGGTTTCAACCGAAGCGTTCCACGAATCCGCCAGGGCACGTCCCTCGTCGACGACTCGGCGCAGCACGACGCTGCGATAGTCGCCCGCGTTCGAGATACCCCACAACTGACTGGACCAGATGGCCTTCGTGGTCTGACTGACCGCGTTCCAGCCATCGTCGGTGTGCTGCTCTCGCAACTCGTCGAACACGACGCGGCTGGCGCTCTTGGAACGGATGTTCTTGTCGGCGCGCACGATGTACTGCGCCTTGTTCCGGCAGATGATCGCTTCCTCGCCGTGCGAATTGTTGACGCGCTGCACACGTTTTTGCAAAACCGGAACCGCAAGAGCGGCCTCGCCCTCGGAAGCCGGATTCGGATTACACCAGTTCAATACGGCCTGATATGGGGCGCGCGCGTTATCCAACGTCTGCGCGGCACCGACCACGAGAAACTTCCACGCCGGCGACAACTCCGGGTGGCGAGCGGAGTCGACGAACAGCCACCACGCGCACAGTACGCTCATGAGCGTGGTCTTGCCGTTCTGGCGCGCGACCTCGGTGACAACTCGGCGGAACCGGTAGGAGCCGTCCGGCAGAAGCTCAAGCCCGTGGATCAGCAGCCATTTCTGCCACGGGAAAAGATGCACGTGGAGAAACTTTTCGGCGAACTCGATGACCGCGTAGCCGTTTGATGTTTCCGGCGTCAGTTCGCGCAGCGGGGGAGTGAATATGCGTGGCGTGGTGATGCCGTGGGCATCGTCGTTGATTTCGCCGATGCCCATGACGCCTCCTAGCTGATTTTCGCCAGATACTCCTCAAGCTCATCCGCCACCGGAGTCGCCTCGGGCTTGGCGGCCTTGCCCCTCGCCGGTTTCGCCGGCTTCTCCTCCTCGGGAACCAGTCCGAGAGCCGCGCAATATTTCAGGAACGTCGGCAGCGAGGTATTGTCGTTCTGCGGCACAGCCGGACGGGTACCCTTTCCCTTCGCTTCGGCGTCCGATATGGCCTGTTCCGCCAATTCGTCCCAATGGTCGATTTTCCATGCAAGGGCCCGGGCGGCGGCGACCGTGGCTGCGTCCTTCGCGCGCAGATGCTTGGCGTTGCGCAGCGAACGCTCCAATGCGTCGGCCACCGTTTCCTGCGGAAACTGTTTCGGCATGGAACCTCCTTCGCGCGCGACCCCCGGCCGAATATCGAATATTTTTCGGAGGGAGAGGAAGAGCGGCCATGCGGGTAGTGTCCCGGTGGCGGCCGGTTTTGGGATTTTACCGCCCCTCCCGGTGGTCAGGCTTTGATGGCGTTGGTGAATGCGTTGATTCCTGCGGTGAGGATTCGTGTGAAGCCCACGCTATCAACTTTCGGCATTATCGTGCCGTTGTTGTTGACGACTTCAACTGTGATTGGTAGGTCTGCGTCGACGCTGGCGAGGTCATAGCTTACGTTGTCCGCGCTGAGGCTGGCGCTGATGTGGAGTGTGATGGTACCGGTTGCTTCGCGCAGTGTTTGCCCGCATGCGGTCTTGACCGGTTCGTCGATGTCCATGATTGTGTTGCTCCTATGCTGTTTTGATCCATTGTCTGCTGAGTGTGCCGATTGGTGTGGCTGGGTCTTTGTTGCCGCGCAGGTTGTTGCATTGTGTGTGTGATGGGCGGAAGCCTGCGGGGTCGTGTTGCAGGTCTGGTCGTTTGGTGACGGGATAGAAGTGGTCGAGGTTGAAGCTGTCGTCTGTGGTGTTCTGTGGTGCGTCGTAGTCGATGGGCATTCCGCAGAGCCAGCATGGACGGTGTTCGCTCTTGCATTCGAGGAAGAATTTCTTGCGGTCTTTTTCGAATTGGCGTCCGCCTTTGCGGACTTGGCGGCTGTAGCTGACCATGATGCCGTCACCCCGCAATCATTGGAGAATAGGTGTCCCTCGCCTCGGATTCGAACCGAGACTGTATCGGACTTGAATCGGATGCCTCTGCTGGTTGGGCTAGCGAGGGGTTGAAATATCAGGAGTTTTCGGCGTGTTTTGTTGTGCTCTCCTTGCATATCTATAGTAGTTGTGTTACTGTAGATATATCAGCAGAAAGGAGGTATCCGATGAGCCCAAAGGATTGGTTTGATGTCATCAACGGCATCATCGCCAACGTCATCGCCGCAGCCGCGCTAGCCATCGCAGTCAAGCGAAGACCGAAGCACAAGAAGTAAAACAGGTTCCGGCTAACCCTACTAGCCGGAACCTCCCCGCCAATCCTATCTCATCGGAAACACATCATGAGAACATCACTGATTTTCGGAATCGTGGCCCTGACGTTCGGAGCCATGGCCTTGGGCGGCGCGCTATCCGACAGCCCGATAGTATCTGGCAGCTTCGGTCTCGCGGCCGGAATCATGGGCCTTGCGGCCGGAATCATCAACGGCAAGGAAGGCAACAATGGCGACTGAATATCTCGGCGTCAAACAGGTCGCAGAACGCCTCGGCATCACCAGCGGCGGCCTGCTCAACCTCAAGCTCCCTGAGCCCGACGCCACGATAGGGCGCACGCGCGGCTGGTTGCCTGAGACCATCGATGAATGGAACGCTCAACGTCCGGGACGTGGTGTCGGAGGGGGGAGACCACGCAAAAACAAAGCATAGATACGCGAAAACCCAGCCACATGAGCTGGGTTTTTCGATACTAATCCACTGACATTATGCGGTCACAGTCAGCTCTTTGTCAAGTCCGCCACTGATGACGAGCCGGTAGACGCTGCTGTATGAAATGCCTTGGGGCGTGACATCAAGCTTGCCTCGGGATTTCCACACGGTGAGCGTATGCCTTTTGACGGTGATCCCCGCGTCCGTGAACACCTTGGCTATCTCAGCCGCAGACCCGCGCCTGGAATCATCCCAACACAACGTCTTGAGCCTACGCAGTTTAACCGCCTGCGCTCGCTGTTCCCTCCCGCAGACCGGGCATGTCACCCACTGGTCTGCTGCCCCAGCGGTGAGCATGGTCTCGCATAGTTCGCAGGTTCCTATCTCGCGGCGTTGCTCCGGCGGGTCCAGCGCAGCATCGACTTTGCGGGCGATGCCGTCAACGACGTGCATGTAGAAGCCCGCGTCCGCGAACGTGGCGAGCCTGGGGTGGCCTGCGCATGCGATGAGCGTGGCCTTCAGATCCTCGTTGCGTTTGTCTTTGCGCCAGTCCAAGGCGTCGATGCCGTCGAGGCAACGCCATAGTTCACGGGCCGTGGCGTCGAGCATGTCGATCAGGTCGAGCACGTCGAGCCTGATTGGAGTCGGGGGAGTGGCGGTCTGGATTCGCGTGGGCGAATGCCCGCCCGGATGCAGGGTCGCGTCCAACGAGTCATGCAACGGCGTGACGTCGCGCGCCAGTCGCAGGAGCGTGCCGGCGAAACGCAGTTCGCACGCCGTGCACAGTGAATATCCCCCTTCGGTTATCGTTTTGCAGTTCTGGCAGTTCACGTTGGCCCCTTCCGGCTGGTCGGCTAGAATAATGTTTGCTTCTCATCGCCCTGGCCGACCATGGTTGGGGCTTTCTCGTATTTGAGCCGCGAATACGGCATATTCCAGATGCGTTTGAATTCGGCTATCTCCTGTTTCGACAGTCTCGGCCCGCCCCACGGTTTGCCCGGCGGGCGGGCTCTTTTCGGCGGCGTGAACGGTTTGACGCTCACCCGAGCCAAATGGCATGTATGCCCGGCGAGGTATTGGCCATCCGGCCTGATGCCCGCGCTCCCGCTCACGCTGCGCAACAACGGATAGCCGACTGATGGCAGCCATGTAACGCGCGTCAACGGGCGGCCGAGGATTATCGCCACGGTCAGGTCGTCACCCGCCACACACCCGTAATCCCACGACTCCCACACGGTTTCCCGATCCTCGATGACGTACAGGCCGCAGCCATCGCAGACGGTGACCACGAGGGGACTCGTTTTCGGGATGAACGTGCGCAGCCATGCGGGCTTGCGTTCACGGGCGCGTGGCCTGCTCACTCCTCCATTGCCTTTCTTCTTGCCGCGTCGAACGCGATTCTGATGATGTTCTCCAACCACGCGCCGGGGAGCGTGATGAACTTTCTGGTTTCGTCCATGGCGGCGGCAATCTCCTCTTCGGTGATTTCGCGTGACGCTCCGGCCTTGTATCCTTGTCCCCACGCCCACTGCAGGCCACTGTCGACGTACGACGGGTCACGCTGCTTCTGCGCCTCGATTTCACCGCTGATGATGCTCATTCGTTTCCCCCGTTTCGTTGTTGATTGCCGTTTCGATTCGTATGCACAGGTCGAGCGCTTCCCGCCAGCCGGCCTGGTAGCCGAGCACATACGCCTCTGCCGGCGACTCGCTGCCCAATCCCGCTGAGGCCAGTGCGCTGAGCGCCCGTTGAATCACGTCAATCGGTCCGGCCATGGGTCAGTCCTCCCATTTGATGTTCTGGATTTCATGCAGCACCGCTTCGCAGGCGGTGATGAGTACGCTGAGCATACGGCGGCCGTGATGTCCTCTCCGGTCAAGGTTGAACAGGACGGGATGGCCTTGACTCCACTGGTCGATGCCGATGGAGGCGATTGGGATGGTTTCGACCAGATTGGTGTCAGCATCCTCACAGCGGTATTGGATGGGGACGGATTCTTTCATGCTTCCTCGCTTTCAGTCGTGTAACAGTTCGCGTCGAGCCAGTCGGCGATGACGCGGAAGTCCTTGGCCCATTGGATGCGGTTTTCCCGCTCCCGCTCGTCCTTGGGAGCTGGTTTCGGCTCATTGAGGTTGAGCAGTCCGTATTCGGGTTTCTTCAGATAGTGGCAGCGGGCGCGTCCGCGTCCCTTGCCGGCTTGCTTGTAGTTGATGAGCTGGAGTATGTGCAGCATCTCCAACGCCTTGGTCGGATCGAAGTTCGGGGTCTCAGAATCCGCATCGAAGCGCTTTCGAAGCTCGGGCGTGGTTCCCTCTCCATTGCCAAGCTCCCATGCGGTCGCTTCGATCTGCTCCCTGAATGTGAGTGCCATCTTCCGGTCTCCTTTCTGACGTTTTCTTGATTGGGAACAACTAGTGTCGTTGACGTGCTTTTTTTGCTGTTCCGGAGGGCCGAGTCGCAGTTGTTCCCGCACCCACCCACACACGTAGTGTGGGTGGGGAGTGCTGGGAACAGCTGGACATCGCTACTCCAGTTGTTCCCGGAACAACTCGGAACAACTGGGAACAACGGGAACAACTAGATTTCGAGATGGTTTTCGTCTTCCAATTCGCTCGCCTCCTCCCTGCTCATCCGGTCCACGAAAGCGTCCGATTTCGGGTCGTCCATCTGCCGGTATGGTCTGACGCTGGCGTAGATGTTCCGGTTGTTTCGTCCGGAGCGGTTGCTGATCCACTCGCCCTCGAGCAGCCGGTTGATGGCGGTGAGCACGGTGGTCTTCCGGGCGCTTGAACCGTCGTCCTTCAATAGTTCGATGATCTCGGTCTGGTTCGGCTCCTCGGGCGCGTTCTCGATGATCCGGCTGATCTTCTCCATGAGTCCGGTTGGCCGTTCGAGGCCGCGCTGTCGCGTGGTTTCATCGCTAGGCATCATGTTGGGGCGTGCGATGGTGACGCGCATGAGTTTCGGGTCAGTGCTGTTGATTTCGATGCGTGCGGCTTCGCGCAGGTGGCTGCCGTTGCTGCTCCAGCTGACGGCGCAATGCTCCTCGATCTCGCTGATGCGGTCCTTGCCTGATTTGATGACGATGGTGCCGCGCACGCCCTTGCCGACTGGTTTGGTCATGTCCACCGAGTAGCTGATGCCGTCGATGAGTGCGAGTTTCTGCATGCTGCCGCCGGCGTAGCGGCCCCGGTTGTCCTTGCTTTTGACGACGTGGTCGATGAGCACGACTGCTGGCCCACAGGCGCTGATGAGTCGTGGCATGGTGTTGTACCAGGCTGCGATGTCGTCGCCGCTGTTGCTGTCGAGGCCGGCGTAGGCGAGGCAGCTGGTGACGCCGTCGATGATGGCCAGCGTGGCCGTGTCCGCGTAGTCGAGGGTTTCCTTCCAGCCGTCGAGGCTGGTGGGGCTGCTCGGCTTGGCGCTGGGCCGCACGTAGTGTAAATGCTGCACGATCTGTTCGCCGGTCACGCCGAGCAGCAGGAGACGCTTGACGACGTTTCTGGCGGAATCCTCATAGTCGATATAGATGACGTCACGGTCTGCCTTCAATTCCTGCGCGGTGGCGATCTGGGCGAGCATGCTTTTGCCGCAGCCGGGTTCGCCGTGCAGGTCGTTGACCGCGCCTCTATAGAAGAGGCCTTGGCCGTCCTCTCGTTGGAACACGGTGGGCGTGGGCGGCAGTTCAATGCCGGAAGCGAGCTGGGTGAGGTCTTCGAACTGCCAGCTGGAGGAGGCGTTTTTACTTGCCTCGTGACTTTCCATTGAACCGTTTTGAACCGATGCGACGGGTGTTGAACCGGCTTGAACCGGCATTGTTCCAGTGTTTTGAACTGCTTCCGGGTGACTTTCCTCCATTTGACTCGCAGCCGCGTTTTGGGTGAGTTCGTCGAACTCGCCGGGCGTCATGCGTTCGATTTTCGACTGCTCGCACGGATCCACATGCGATTGCACGCCGTTGACCTTCTCCATCGCGCCGCTGAGAATGCTGGCCCATTCGCGTGCCGCCTCACGCTCCTTGCCTTGACGGTCGGGGGCCACCTCGGCGATGAACCGTGGCTTCAATTGGCTGATGGCGTCGAGCGCTCCACGATGGCCTTCCTGCGCGAAGTTCACCAACGCCCAGACGGCCTGCAGCGTGGTGTCATGCCTTGAGCCTTTGCTTGCCGGGTTGGCGAGCGTCTTGTTGAGGAACGTGTTGACGGCCTTGCACATGCGGTCGTCGTATTCCCTCGGATTCGAGGGGGTTAAAGTGTTCGAATTCGAACACTTTAATTCCTTCGGGTTCGACATATTGTCGGGCTTGCGCAGATAGTCCACCCACTTCCATGGCAGTGTCGCCAGATCCGAGATGTGGGGGAGTGCGCTGGCGAATGCGCCGCTGGGTGTGTACCAACAGTACATTTCGCCGGAGGGGTGGATGCTTGGCCATACGACGGAATACCTGTGGCCGGGCTGCAGGATGTCGACGCCCTCGATGGCGCCGCCCTTCCACGCGAGCCCTTCGGGCACCTTGTAGAACAGGTGGCGTGCCGGCGAATCGATGCCGTGCGACGTGCTGCTCCACGTGGCCGGCAATGCTCCCAGCTCCTGGCTGAGTTCGCTGATGCCTTTCGCCCCGTCTGCCTTGACCTGGTGCCCTTGTTCGGCGTCGATGTCCAGAACCAATACGCCTTCGGGGATGACGATGCCCGTGTTCGCAGTCGGATCCGACTGCGACCAGAACCGCACCTGCTCGTCGGTGACGGGTTTGCGGCTGCGTCCAGTGAAACCGCTGGGTGGTGGGGTCTTGCGGCCTTCCGGCAGGGGGATGACCTGCATCCAGCCCGCCGCACGGTACAGTGGCGCGGCTGCCGCGTATCCGTAGATGTCGGTCATCCTTGAAACTCCTTTGATGTGATGTGAATATGTGTGGTGCCGTGCACGCCTTTGCATGCGTGCCGGCCGCTTGGATACGGCTACGGCGGTCGGGACTGGACTCAGTCCTTGTCGGAATCCTTGCTCTTGTGCCAGCCCAGGAGCACGAGTCTCACGCTCATGAGCTGGAGGCTTTCCGAGTCGACGTCATGGAAACCGTCCTGATCGGAGGCGAGGGGAATCCATGTCTTTCATCAGCTCGAGCCACTGGTTCTGCAGGTGTTTCAGCAGTTCGTCCATCAGAACTCACCTGTTTCCAATTGCTGTTCCGAGCCGCCGTGGTTCTGCGGCTGCGCCTGGTCGGTGACGGCGGTGACCGCTTCGACCGGCACGTCCAACAGGGCGGCGATCTCCTGCGGCGGCTTACCCATGGCCTTCAACTGGTTGACCTTCATCGGATCAGCCTGCGGCTGCTGCTGGCCGAGCTGCACCGGCTGAGCGGGTTGCTGCGGCTGCTGTTGCGCGGGAGGGTTCCACGGGTCCACCGGAGCTGTCTGATATCCCTGATTCGGGGTCTGCTGAGGCTGCTGGGGAGCGTACTGCTGCTGCGGGTAGGCTTGCTGGGGGTGCGGCCTGG